ATTCAAGGGCGTTGCTGGCGGCGGTGTCACCAAGGCAGATCTTGAAAAACTCATTGCGGCGGCGGCACAAACGGCTCCATCGCAGACGATTCGTATTGAACAAGCACCGATTCAAATTGCCACTGCACCTAAGAAAGACGGTGAGCCACCTGTAATGCCTACGGTATAGAACCATGATGTTACTTACATTCTTTATTATTGGTCACATGGAACTTGGTGGTGGTTATTGTCGCACTGATATGATGTTAGAAGACAATGCCATCACCATGGAATATCCATGTGAATATTATTCTGAGTTAAAGAATTTGGAAACAGAACTCAAGCGGGTTGACTTCTGACAAAACCCCTGCTATGCTTGGAAGCGTTATTACTAAATAACCAAGAGCCGTGGGCACTGCCCCTTGAGAAAGGGGAACCTCTCCTTTGCCTAGACGGATGTTGAGTTCTGTTAAACTAGTGCTAAATAAAATTCTGCCACTCACGTTGGCAACCGCCATTCCCATCGCTGCTTGTGCATATCCAACTTTAAGTGAGATTGCACCTCCACCAGAAGTGGAGAAGAAGGTGGTTCCAATTGAAGTAGTAAAGAATGAATGGAAGTGTCCTGGTTGCAATACAAATGAACAATATGTTCTAAAGCAACTTCAAGACAAAACTAAGATCTCTGATCGTAATGCTCTTGCCACAATCATGGGCAATATCAAATCAGAATCTAACTTCCATCCAAATATTTGCGAGGGTGGTGCTAGAGTTCCCTACAATAAGTGCTATAGTGGGGGATATGGATTGATCCAATGGACATCTATTGGTCGATACAGAGGTCTTGGCACATTTTGCAAACGCTATAATTGCGACCCATCTTCACTTGAGGGTCAAGTACGATATATGATCAATGAACCCCAATTCCAAAAAGTGCTTCCTGAATTTGAAGGGCATGGGCAACCTATCCATCAATACATGGTTGGAGCGTATTATTGGTTAGGTTGGGGAGTCAAAGGATATCGTGAACGCTACGCACATGATTACCACAAAAAATTAATCTGGTCATGATTACAAAAGTAATTTCTGGTATTAAGAGTCTCCGAAAGATATTCATTCCAAAAAGTGAATCTGTTGAGGAACCAAAAAAAGTCAACAAAGTTCAGTCTACTTATACTGGAGTACCTGCACCTGTTGTTGTTCCTGATGATCCTTGGTTTGGATCCGCACCTAAAACTGAAAAGGCATTGAGGTACGTTCAAACCAAAAACGAACAAAAGCAGATAAATAAAACCAAAGAACCTGAGAACATTCATCAGGTTATGTATGAGAGAGCGACTAAAAACTCTCCTACAACCATTCAATTAAATCCTCCAGGGGGTTCTGAAGTTTTTCAAGAAGGACCTGGAGGATGGCATTCTGGGACTGGATACAATCAATTTAGAAATTAAGTTATGTCTAAAATTCCTTCCGAAGCATTGAACGATTGGGGTCACAATGACCTTAACGGGTTTGCCAATTATATTGGCACTCCCGTACAACACATTAAAAAGGTTGTCCAAAATAATCAAAAGGTTATCGACGAACATAAGGCAAGAGTTGACGACCAAAAGCAGACCTGATATAATATGTGAGTCCAAATGACTCAGTAGCTCAGTTGGATAGAGCATCTGCCTTCTAAGCAGTTGGTCGGGGGTTCAAGTCCCTCCTGAGTCGCCTTGCCTCCGTAGCTCAGCTGGATAGAGCAACGGTTTTGTAAACCGTAGGTCGTCGGTTCAAGTCCGACCGTGGGCTCCAGGGGAATTAGCTCAGTTGGTAGAGCGCCTGCTTTGCAAGCAGGATGTCAGCGGTTCGAGTCCGCTATTCTCCATATTAAATCAAATATTATGCTATACTTCTCTCCAGACCCTCAGTACATCGTACACACGCTTATGAGTAGGTTTTACGGCATAGAAGAATTGAATCCAGACTTAAAGTTATTGTCTGAGAATTATGATTCGATCAAAGAAGAATTCCTCACAAATAAAGATAAATTAGTTTGGACAAATTGGAGTCCTAATAATACATACGTTGCCCCTGGAAATGATCCCTATGAGGGATGGCAAATTGCAGGACTGTATTTGGAGCATGGGCAGCACATTGTTGATAATATTGATACCTATAGGAAGTTGTATCAAACTGAAGTTTATCCAGATCCAGAACGTGGAATTGTTTATGGAGATAATGCAAAAGCACTTCCAATACTAACAGACATTGCTTACAAGTGTGGACTTAGAACTAGGGTCGGTGTTAGTGTTGTTTATCCTGGAAAGCATATTGGATGGCATACTGATAATGATCCAGCAACTGAAGACACAGTAACATTGAGGGGATTGTGGGGACTGGATATTAATAACACTAGTGATGAATATGCATTTTTATCTCTTAATGTAAGAGGAGATATGCCAACAGAACACTTTGAAAATAATAAGTTTATTATGTTCTGGGGAAGGACGACCCATATGGTTTACAACACATTGACAACTCCCAGATATTGTCTTTGTTTTGATATAAAAGTAAATATAGACGATATTCTCTAAATATATAAAAAGAATATCTTCTGGGGTATTATGAGACCACTGATTCTAATCGGTTGTTTTTTTCCCATAGCGTTAATCTGGATAGTAATGAAACTATCCGTATGGATTGCTGCTGTTAATTCTGAACAAGAGTATGTCAGAGAAGACACCAAACGACCACATGGACCCTACATGGCAAATGCATATGCAGATGTTGATGAAGAGGAAGAGGAATATGGAAGTAAAACAGATTATCGATAACACTTTGTTTGAATACTATTCTGAAAAAGGTTTACCAGTTCCAAACTGGAAGAGAAATAAGGATCCTCAGTGGTGGATAAATTATCTTCAGGAATTGGGTATTGACAAAAACAATCCTTGAGTATATAATTACTAAATCGCATTCCTCTTTAGCTCAGCGGTAGAGTGAACGACTGTTAATCGTTTGGTCCCTGGTTCGATCCCAGGAAGGGGAGTCGGGTAGGTGTCCGAGTGGTTAATGGAGGTGGACTGTAAATCCACTGGCTCTGCCTACGGGGGTTCAAATCCCTCCCTGCCCACCTGGAGAGGTGGTCGAGTGGTTTATGGCACTGGTCTTGAAAACCAGCGATGTGCAAGCATCCGTGGGTTCAAATCCCACCCTCTCCGTTGACATGATACATATCATATGATATTATGTCCATATCGGGAGATTAGCTCAGCGGTAGAGCGCCTGCCTTACAAGCAGGATGTCACTGGTTCGATCCCAGTATCTCCCATGCATTAGGTAAAGGTCATGTTAGTACGATGCAAAAATTGTAACTTAGAATTAAGTTCACATCCAGTTAAAACTGTCTCTTGTGGTTGCCCAAATATGACAACTCTTAGAGGAGATATTATAACTGCAAACGATTTATCTCTGGTTGTTATTGTTGAAGGCAACAAAGAGATTAAAAAACCAGACACACTATCTCAGGAAGATAGGGTCTGGCAAGAGAATCGTCGTAAAAGAAAAGTTCGTAAACTTGATTTTGAAGTTAGATAGGATGCATATCTAAGTCTTCTCCAATAATAGCATATTGCATACCGTCTTCTTTTAACTCACCAAATTTAAAGACCTTCTTGGAGAGTATACTTCTCTGGAAGGTTCCTTCTTTTTCTGATTCCTCATTGAATCCCTTATCAAATTTAATCCCAAGTGGATGGGACACGATAATGTCTCCAGGTTGAGCATGGATACCATCTAACCATTCATGCTTAAGGATTAATTTTCTAAACTTCTTGAATGCAGACACTAAGATACGTGCTCTCTCTTCAATTGTGAAGAGGGTTGGATCGGTAACATATTCTGCTTCCCATCCCATTTCACCAAGTCTTCCTGGTTCTCCATACTTGATATTATCCATCAAGTTCCTCATTCTTCTATCCAATTCTTCTCTAGGTATCCCAGATAGAAGGCAAGTTTTTAATTCCACTTGCAAGTAACTTTTCTTGCTGTAGTATGGAACGATGAACGGACACAGATTAATTTGCTTCTCTCCGAATACAAATGGCACTTTAATCTGCAGTTTGTCACCAGGCTCAAACAATTCATCGTTGTCAGAGTACCCTAGTTCCAATAAATACTTATCAATGAGACTCATGAGTGATTTAGATATTCATATTGAATTATACCATACAACCCAGTAATTTTTTGTTTTGTTAAGATTTAACAATTTATTTCAATTGTTATCATTCTTAGTCTAATAAGACGTTGACAACATGATACAAACTATATAAACTTTAAAAGTAAACGTAGCACTGTGCCTGAATGGATCCATCTACAACACCATTAATTGGTTTTTATTTGACTATTGTCCTCCTTGTCCTCATGGTAGCTTATGCTGGGTTTGAGGGAACTATGAGAGTATTCTCTTACTTGGATCTTCAAATTAGATATGCATTTATTCGACTCCAAATGTTTTATATGGGGTGGAATTTGAAGCGTCAATTAATAAAAGACACAAAGAACTACGAAAGATTTATAGAGGAAACTAAAAATGACCAACGATAGAGAGATGTCCGATCTCAAACTTGAGAGAAAGGAATGTCCTAAGTGTGGTGCTGTTTGGATAAATGGAGAACATCGCTGGTCTGGTACAGCAAAAAAAGGAAACGAACTTGATCTTGCTGGACTTGTATGTAACAAACTTGGTGATGAAACCTGCATAAATCCGTGCAAAGGTATGGGAGGAGGAGTAACATGGGCAGATAGGTTGGAGCAGTTAGAAAAGGACTATCCAAATGACTGAATCAAAAAGCGACCCACTGATAACAAAATCGGAATGTCAGGAGATGATTGATGCTGCCATACGCCGTCATAATAGGAATGCTTCGATTATTAGTATGTGTGTTGGTTGGGTTGTTCTTGCACTTTTTGCTGAAGGTCTTCTTCGACTTATTGGAGTAATACCCCCTGTACTGCCATGGCTCAACATTACCTTGAATTAATTGGTATTGTTTTACTGTTGGTGTTTGCCGTCACAATGTTCTATCAGGGAACATTAATTATGACAGGCAAACGTGGTTATAGGCACTGCGAACGAGAAAAACAAAAAATGGATAATGCTCGTAAGCAAATAGAAGATCTCTTTAAAGACAAATGACTGAAGAAGACTTGCAGGAACTACAAGACAGAGTTCAGGAATTAAAAATTAGGTATCTATTTGAAGAGCCTTGTCCTCTCTATGAGGAGTTTGAAGATGAACTGGACTGAATTTATTGATTTTATTGCAAGTGTTTTATATCTCTATGTTGCTTGGTTGAGTGGTATCTTGTTGGGATATATCATAGGTAAAAGAGAGGATAAATAATCAAACAATTTTTTAAAAGATTATGTTTATTGACCCAGAGTTAAGTAAATTAGATACTAAAATCTTTACCGACAATTATGGTGCAATAAGAGAAGATTTTATTAAGTGTAGAAACTATGAATATTTCATTGATTATTCTCACGATTATGATTTGACTGCTGCTGATGATGACTTCCTTGGATTTGTTCCCACACTAACTGAGGAATATCCATGGAAAGTTTCTCCACTAATCTTCAATAGAAAAGATATAAAAAGAACACCAAAGTTTTGTAGGGAATGTTTTACAACAGAACTTTTACTTAATCAACCAATTAAACCAGTTCTCGCAGTATTCTCTATTTTAGAACCAGGAGCAGAGTTAGAACCTCATTCTGATGGGGATGAGAGAATTGATCCAAGGTACGCGAACTCAAGTGTAATTAAATATCACTTCTGCCTTGATATCCCTGCTGATGGTGAGTGTGGTTTAGTTGTCAATGATGAACAGAGATTACTTAGTAATGGTGATCTCAATCTGTTTGATGAGAAACAATCTTCACACTATGCATACAATACATCATCTTCCCGTAGAGGAGTTTTGATCGCATCTTACATTAGAGATGAGGTTTTAAATAGTTGACAAGGATTCGTGGATATCCTATAATATCCACATACATCGGGATGTAGCGCAGTTTGGTAGCGCATTCGCTTTGGGAGCGAAGGGCCGCAGGTTCAAATCCTGTCATCCCGATTGTTAATCATTTTAACTTGATTGCACAATGTACGCCAAGAAATATAACCCTCCCGAACCAGTTGTTCAGGGAACACATAGAGTTGCAGATCAACCCCTTGTATATTATAGAGAAGTCCTTCCATCTGGATTAGTAGACTTAATGGTCGAAGAACTTCGGGAGATGGAAAAGTTTAACGTCCCATTCCAAGATGCGGAAGTTGGTGGGGATAATTATGGACGTATGGATCATGCTGTCCGTAATTCTAAGTTGCATTGGTGGACAGAAGATCATTGGGTATGTAGTGTAATATCCCACTATATTGGTCTTGCAAATAAAACTTATTGGGAATATGATTTAAATATGCTTGAGAGTATACAGATATCTGTATATGATAAAGATGGGCATTATGATTGGCATAGTGACTATGGAACATCCGTGAAAGGAACCTGGACTAGAAAGTTAAGTGCCAGTGTTCTTGTAAGTGACCCTACGGATTATATTGGTGGAGATTTGGAGTTTATTGATTACCATGGAAATCTTGTAAAGGCACCAAAAGAAAAAGGTAGCGTTATTGTATTTGACTCTAGAATTCCACACAGAGTAACACCCGTCACACATGGACGACGTGTGTCTCTTGTAACTTGGATGTATGGACCTAAACTAAAATGACACCTTGGCCTCGCTTCGCTGAAACCCCATTTAAGAAGATTAAAGTTCCACAAGAACTTTATGTTGAGATGATGCTTGCCTACAATAAAGCACGTTTTAATGAGATACAGTACGATGCTTATTTTGATGATGACTATCAGATGATAGTCTCTGGAGGATCTGTTAGCATACTTAATTCAAACAATCCATTTTATCTTAGGGCAAGCATACCCAGACATATCTTTAATAAGTGGGGAGAACAGTTGCAACCTCTATTAGAAGAGTGGTCGGGAACAGAACTGAGATTCATACAGGGATATGGTATACGATCTTATGTAAAAGATTCTATTCTCGCTGTTCATAGAGATGAAATTAAAACCCATATAATTAGTGCTATAATACATATTGATGAATACCCAGATGTAAAATGGCCATTAGATTTTCTTGATCATGAAGGTCAACATCACCAAGTAACCTTTGATCCTGGTGATATGTTAATGTATGAGAGTCTGTGTGTACACGCTAGGGAGACTCCATTCGTTGGAGAATTTTACAGAAATATGTACTTCCATTGGTGTCCAGCAGATTGGAATCCAACACCGTATCAAAACAATAGATTAAGATACACATCCATTGAGGAAGCAAAAAGTGAGTACCAATTCAACACAGTCAGAAGAACAAACTAGTATTCCATTTTACACCGTGGAACACTGGCAAGATAATTGGGATGCTCTTCTTGAGAGAGTTGAGCAAGGTGAAACTATAGGAGTAGAGAATTTAGAGACTGGGGATCGAGCAGTAATGGTTCCTGCAGACGATGAACTTCTCAGATTGTATACTGACCATAATGAAGGATCATGAAAATTGTAGATAATTTTCTTGATAAAGAATATTTTGATTCTATTAAAAGTTTTTTAACTTCTAATGATTTCCCTTGGTATCTATCAAAAGGAATATCTGAAGAAGGATCACAAGGAATATATTTTACTCATACCTTTTACGAAAATTATATTCCAAAAAGCGAACACATTGGAGTATTTGGTGCATTTATAAATACACTTCAACCAAAAGCAATTATGAGATTGCGTGCTGCTTTGCATTCTAAAACTAATGAATTAGAATGGCATGGTATGCATAGAGATTATCCATTTGAGCATAAGGGATGTATTTTATATCTCAACACATGTGATGGATACACTGGATTTACTAATAATAAAGTTGAGTCTATTGAGAATCGTGCGTTGTTTTTTAACCCAGGCGAATCTCATTGCAGCACCTCCTGCACCGATCAAGACTTTCGTGCTATAATCATCATGAACTACTTTTAAGGGACTGTCGCCTATTGGTTAAGGCCCACTGCTTATAACGGTGTGAACTGGGTTCAATTCCCAGCAGTCCTACCAGCTCCTTTAGCAATCTGGTGAATGCAGCGAACTCATAATTCGCCTGAGGCGTGTTCGATCCACGCAAGGAGCACTTGACAGATCTCTGTCAAACC